CAGGGGTAAAAAATGGCACTAGATCGGAACTTCGGCCCGGCATTTGGCTCTGGCGTTGTAGTGGCGAGCGTCACGACTACGTCGGCTAACTCTGCAATTGGCGTTAACAATCAGAACCTGGTGGTGACAAACACGGGCGCGACGAACGCGGTCTATGTGCGCACCGGCCTGTCCGGGGTAGTGGCGACCACGGCAGACTACATCGTGCAGCCAAACGCGCAGGTTAACATTTCCAAGCCGCTGGATCACACGCACGTCGCCTACATCACGGGCGCGGCGACTTCATCGGCTCACATCATCGCGGGCGATGGTTTCTAATTGCAGATCCCAATCCTCTCTGGCGCCTATAGCGACGGCAACGCTGACTTTCGGGTCAGCTATCCGCTGAACATGGTTCCCGTGGTGCAGCAGCAGGGCATCAGCAACGGCTACCTGCGGCCGGGCGATGGGCTGGTGAGCAACGGTACCGGGCCGGGCCTGGATAGGGGCGGCATCGAGTGGAATGGCGTACTCTATCGCGTCATGGGAACAGACTTGGTCAGCATCAGCGAGGCTGGCGTGGTGACGACGATCGGCACAATTCCCGGCACTGATCGCTGTATCATGGTCTACAGTTTCGATTATCTCGCCATCGCGGCGAATGGCGGGCTGTATCTCTACGACGGGGCGACGCTGGCCCAGAACGTGGACCCTGACCTCGGGACCGTGATTGATGTTGTCTGGGTCGATGGGTATTTCATGACGACTGACGGGGAAAACCTCGTCATTACCGAGTTGAACAACCCGTTCGCAGTCGATCCGCTCAAATATGGCTCGTCAGAGGTCGATCCAGACCCGATTGTCGGCCTGATCAAGATCCGCAACGAGGTTCACGCGGTCAACACTCATACAATCGAAGTCTTTCAGAACACTGGAACGACAGGTTTTCCCTTTGAGCGGGTGACGGGCGCTCAGATCACGAAGGGAAGCGTTGGGGTCAACGCGAATTGCATGTTCCTTGAGCAAGTCGCATTCATTGGCGGCGGTTTCAATGAAGGCTACGGCGTCTGGCTGGGCTCAAACGGTAATGCGATCAAGATTTCAACACGCGAGATCGATCTTGTGCTGTCGGAATACACAAGCACCCAGCTTGCGCTCGCTTTCATGGAAGCGCGGACAGACCGGGACCATCGCCAGCTGCTGATCCACCTGCCTGACCAGACAATCGTTTACGATGGGGCCAGTAGCCAGGCAGCGCAGCAGCCGGTCTGGTACACGCTGAGCAGCAGCCTTGATGGTGTCGGGGAATATCGCTCCACCCAGCTGGTCTATTGCTACAATCGATGGAACACGGCCGACACGCAGTCCAGCCAGTTCGGCTATCTCGTGGACAACATCTCGACGCACTGGGGCCAGACAGTCGGCTGGAGCTTCCAGACGCAGATCATCTATAACGAAAGCCGCGGGGCAATCGTGCATGACCTTGAGCTGGTGGCGCTGACAGGCCGCGTGGCGCTGGGCGCCGATCCGCAGATCTGGACGCAATACAGCGAGGACGGCGTCACTTACAGCCAGCCAAAATACATCCACGCGGGCAAGATTGGCGACCGGGCCAAGCGGCTGCTATGGTTGCAGCAGGGGCATTTCCGCAACTGGCGCTTGCAGCGGTTCACCGGAACGTCCGATGCTTTCCTGTCGTTTGCTCGCCTTGAGGCGAGGCTGGAGCAGTTGGCCTGGTAATGGCAGTCGAGAAATTCCTTACCCGAGCGCAGATTGCAGCCTTCGTCGGCAATGACCCGGAAGCAATTCGGGCAATCGAGCGGCTGTTTGCGGTGACAAGCCAGCTGACGCCGGACGACATCGTAACGCTGAACGCTGCGATCGAAGCCAACACGCTGGCGCTGGGCGGCGGCCAGCCACAGGCCGAGGTCGCCAATGCGATCCTGTCGCAGCTGACCAATGTGGTGCAGGGTATGGCCCTTGCGCCGGCGATCGTGCCCCCGAAGCCGCGTGTCTATGCGCAGTTCTATGACCGGAACACGCAGACGGTTGCGGCGATCAATACGGCTACCATCGTCAGCTTTGACACGACCAATTTAAGCTTTGGGGTCTACCTGTCCGGAACAAAGGTCACATTCAGGCAGGAAGGACTCTATAACGTCCAGCATTCGGTCCAGATCGCCAAGGCGACGGCTGGCCGGGGCACGTTCTTCATCTGGTATACCAAGAACGGAACCAACGTTATTCAGACGACGCGGCGGCTGATTGTCGAGGGCGGCGGGTCAGTTAACGAAGTCGCGGGGAATTATGTATTCCAGTTGCAGGCAAACGATTACATTGAACTGAACTGGGCGGTCGATGACGTGGCGGTGGAACTCACAAAGTACGCGATTGCGGCGCCGGTTCCGGCTACACCGAGTGCGATCCTGACGGTCTCGGACATGAATGGAGGGTGGTGAGGCATGGCCGTAACAGCAAAAGTGCTCGTGCCGCCTAAGCAGCTGGAGAACGCGCAGACGACGCAGTACACAGCAACTAGCGTCCGCGCGATCATCGACAAGGCCACAATCACGAACACGTCAGCGGCTAACGTAACGGTATCCGTTAACCTTGTGACATCGGGCGGCGCCGCCGGGGCTTCTAACCTGATCATCAGCAGCCGGACGATTGTGCCGGCCGAGGCTTACCTGTGCCCCGAACTGGTCGGGCAGGTTCTAGAAGCCGGAAGTTTCATCTCCACTATCGCTGGTGCGGCAACTTCGTTAACCATGCGGGTCTCTGGACGTGAGGTTTCCTGATGTTTGAAGACTTTGCCAAACGTTTAGGGGAACTCGGCGGCCTGCCGGAGCCATTCGTTACGCCAGCGGAAAACCGCAAGAACCGTCAAATGGTTGTGGATAACTGGAAGCTTGGACCGGAACAGACAAGCATCGAGGCTAAAGCCAACAAACCGTATTGGGATGCGCTGGCAAAGGCGTGGAAGATTGACGCCAAGGAAGCGCGGCGCCGGTTCTGCGCGAACTGTGAGTATTTCGATAACTCGACGGAACGTCAGGCCGAGATGGAGGCGATCCCATTCGACAAGCTGGACATGGACGGCGGCGGGCGGGGTTTCTGCGTCAAGTTCGACTTCATCTGTCATAACCTACGCGTCTGCCAGGCATGGGAAGAGGCTGGGGAAGCCGAATATGACTGAGCAGGTCATTACCGCCATCGAAGACGCGCCGATCGCGCCGCACGAGATCGATCTGGATCAGGTCGAGGCGTACATGCTGACGCTTCCGCAGGTGGATTGTCCCATCCAGTACCATTTCGGGCCGGGGTTGTGCATCCGCGAGCGGGGCTGCCCGATGGGCTCGCTGATCGTCGGGCACAAGCACAAGTTTCCCAATATGAGCATGATTGTCTCGGGGGCCTGCGTGGTGCTTGAGGATGGCCGGCTGACGGAGATCCTCGCGCCGTTCATCTTCGTGGGCGAGGCCAAGCGGAAGGTCATTTACGCGCTGACGGATGTAGTCTGGCTCAACATCCTGGCGACGGACCTGACCGACCCCGCCGAGATCGAAGCGCATTTCGTTGAACCTTCGCAGGCATATCAGGAGGCGCAGCAATGTTCATAGCGGCCATTGCGACAATCGGAAGCGCGGTTATCGGCGGCAGCTTGGCCTCCAAGGCGCAGAAGAAGGCGACCAACACGGCGGTCGCAGCGCAGACGCAATCCTCTGACGCAGCCATTGCCGAACAGCGCCGGCAATTCGATGCCACGTCAGCCCTGTTCCGTCCCTATGTCGAGGCGGGTAATAGCGCACTGGCTCGCCAGATGGATCTCGGCGGCGTCAATGGGCCAGAGGCGCAGCAAGCTGCCATCGACGCCATTCAGAGCGGCGCTGAGTATGGGTCGCTCGTCCGGCAGGGCGAGGAAGGCATCCTTCAGAACGCCGCGGCGACGGGCGGGCTGCGTGGCGGCAACGTCCAGGCCTCGCTGGCCAAGTTCCGGCCGGAAGTCCTGTCGGCCCTGATCAACCAGCAGTATCAACGCCTCGGCGGCCTTACGCAGATGGGGCAGGCCTCGGCGGGAAATCAGGCGTCTGCCGGCGGCGCGTTCGCCAACAATGTCGGGCAGTTGTTCGGCCAACGCGGCGAGGCCATCGCAAGCGGCGCGCTAGCCAACGGGCAGAACACCGCAAACATGTGGGGCAACCTCGCCGGCACGGTCGGCTTCGCAGCAGGTCGCGGCCTGTTCGGTCAGCAGCCTCCGGCCTACGGCCAGCCCGGTTACGTTGACCCGTCTCGCGCCGCTTATCCGGGAGCCTTCTGATGCCCGTTAACTATCAGCAGGACGTGATCAATCCGTTTCAGGCCGCGCTGCAGGGCTATGGCGCCGGGGCGCAGATGCTTCAGCAGCAACAGGCGGCGCAACAGCAACAGGTCCAGCAGGGGCAGCAGAGCCAGCTATTCGGCCTCCAGATGCAGGAAGCGCAAGGCAGGCTGGCCGCGCTTCAGGTTGAAAAGGACAAGGCGGCGGCAGCGCAGGCGGCGAGCACGCAGGTCTATGACATGCTCGACAAGCCGGATTGGGCCAAGACTGTCACAGCGGGCGACATCGCAAGGGTCATGGAGGGAAACCCCGAGCTGGGCAAATTCCTGACGACCGAAAAGACGCGGCTCAATGACGAGCAGAAGCTTAATGGGTTCAACCAGAACTGGTCCGTTGCGGCGGCGCTTGAGCTTGGCAATACGGGTCAGGCCGAGGCGCTTCTGGAAGACCAGGCGGCGGCGTTTGAGAACTCAGGCGACCCGCAAAAGGCTGCAACCCTTCGCGGCATGAAGGACCAGCTAAAAAGCCCGGAAGGCCGCGACATCATCAAGAAAAGCCTGCTGGTCAACGCCAGCCTTCTGATGCCGGAGCAATACGACAAGTTGCGCACCGGTCTCGTCGAGACGGTCAAGCTACCAATGGAAATGAAGTTGGCGCAAGCGCAGATCGATCGCGAGCGGGCTGCGGCGCGCGCAGACATAATGCGCGCGCAAGCAGAGCGGGAAACTGGCGCCAAAGTACAGAGCGGCGGCGTTATACCGAACGGCGATGGGACTGCCGTTATGTTGATG